GTCTTTCATTTCTAAATCAACTGATAGGTAGTTGCCATTTGTCAAGTCTTCTATTCTAAACAAAATTTGTTTATTTTGAGTCAAAGTTTTATTTTTAAATATTCCATACAATGCTTTTGTTTGACCACCAATTAGGTCTATATTGCTAAATGTAAGGTTGCCCTGTAGGTTATCAAATTCTGTAGACTCAAGGTAACGACTTATTCCAAAGGTTATGAAGTTGTCCTGTTCTGCCTGAATTGATGTAGAGTTATGTGTATTTATAAAGTTCAATGGGTTAGACTTGTTTAGCGTTATAGATGGTAGTTGGTAATTTGGAATTGATAAAATATTATTATCTATTCTGAGATTGTCAACTATTCCCTGTGACCATCTTCCTATATCTGGGTAGGTGTAGTTATTTGTATATTTAGAAAATGGAAAATCAAAGTATACAGATGTTCCACCAAATCCACTATTGATTGATTCTGCAAACTCTACTCCCTGCCCATAAACAAATCTTCTTTTAGCGACAGTTGTGGGAACCTTATAAGAATACACAGCAACACAGTCAAGTTCAAACCTTGGAATATATTCTGATGCGTAAAACCCCAACCAGTCCTGATCAATAGTAATTCCGCCAATTTTTTTTGATTTGTCTGGAAATGTAATGCTAGACTGATCTATTGTAAATGAAATAACTTCATCTCCGTTTAAAAGAAGGCTTGCAGTATCATCTACAACTCGGATATGTATGAGCATTGGTCTGGACCATTCACCAACACAGTGTGCCCCAACATAGTCACCAACCTTTAACTTTAAGAATGGACCACTTACGTATAAGCCATCCGTTGATTTTATTGGACCAAAAATTCTTGTGTCATCCGATGTGTAAGAATCAATCTTTAGCCACATCTCTACTGTATATTCTTTGTGCTTTCCACTTTCATTTAAAAATCCACCGCCTGGAATAATTAAAGATGGTCCACTCATAGGTCTGATGATTGTTGTATTTGAAGCACCAAAAACCATTGGAACTCCACTATTTTTTGCACCAAGGAATGTAAGATCTTCAGATATAAGGTAGTATCCAGATTGCTCACTTAGCCCATAAGCCTTTGCTTCAATTCCGTATGACTGATCCACTGGTAGATTTTGAGGAAGTGTAACTGGGAAAACTCCAAGAGAGTTTGAGTTAAATTCTTCTGACCATTGCCCAACACTTAAACCATTTAACAAAAATATGTTTGAAGTGTTTTCTTCTGCCCCACCGTAATACTTAATCTTTACAACAATTCTAAATGATGTATTTTCATCTGGTATCATGAATGTTTCTGATCCAAGAATCCAGGTATCAGAAACAGATATGCTGAATGGCTTTAGATTTCTGACAAGTTCTCCACTAGTTGTATCGTCATACTCATACCCCATCTCTATACCAGCAAAATAGGGGCTAAGGGATTTTATATATGTTCCTACAGTAAAAGTCCCTAAATCAGAATTTAACTGATTAAGGTTTAGAGGCATATCTGGACTTACGCATACAATTGTTCCAAGAATATTATTTGGAATTACATCCCCAGTTATTCTTGTCGTTACGCTTTCTGGGAAAGGCTCATCTGAAATAGAATACTCGGAATTTACTCCTCCAGTTATCTCCCAAGAGTCCATATCTCTAAAAGACTCATTGATTAATGAAATGTAGTCACACTTATCATCTAGAGCCCACAAAGATTTTGGGTGCTCTGAAAATATTTTTTCCGCATATAGGTTTGATGGACTAGACATTATAAGTCTATTTTATCATACTACTTGGCTTTAATTTCGCAATAATCTGTTGTGCAGTAAGCCTCGCCCATTGCCTCTAGATTATCTACCCCGTCATAAATAGCGCCAAAATCAATATGCTTTAACTTTCCAATATACGACTCATACTGTTCTTCAGTAATCTGAGTATATGGCTGCTGTGGATAAACAGTATTTCCCATTGGTAGGAATGAGACTGCTTTTAACTGTCCCTCATACATATGCAGCGCTGGTGCGACATGCTTTGACTCTGTCTCCTTGTCAAATGAAAGTGTTACAGAAACACCATTGTCTGACCAATACTTTTGAGCAGTTGCTGCAAGAGCAATCTTTTCAAACAATGTAACATCCTTTTCAGATCTTGGATGACCTGACTTAATTGGGAAGTATACAACTGATGTATTTGCTGATACTACGTCTTTCTCAATATTATAGTTTGCTGCCTTGAATAAATGCAACATTGGATCTGTATCTCCAAATCTTACTGCACGTAGGAAGAACTGTCCTCCAGGTCCCCAGTGAACTCCAGGAGTTGCACCAGAAAGAATTGAAACTGATCCTGATGGCTTAACTGTTGTTACACGAATTGATTCACGCACACAAAGCCATTCTGAGTATTGCTTATCATAATGACGAATCTTATTGTATCCCTCGTCCATCCACTCACGAACAATAGGCAAACCCTTTTGATCTGCAAATGATGCAATACCTGTTAGTGATGTTCCAATGCGACGATTGCGTTGCATAATGCCGTTTGTCTGTTGCCAATGTGTTGGAAGAAGTGTTACAGTCTTTCCATATAGATAAGCAAACTTTAATGTCTTGAGGAAGTCCTCCTTGGATTCATGTCGATTAAGGTGAACTTCAACAAGTGTGCAAAGTTCATACGACTCCAATGGCTGTTCCGCACAAGGATTAAAGCCCATAACACGATAGTCTTTCCCATCTGCAGGATCTGCTAGACGACCATAATTACGAGCAACATCAAGCCAAATAAAACCTGGCTCTCCATTGTTAACAATTAGATCGGTATACTTCTCGTAATCCATTCCAACTGTTGCAGAAATTGAGTTATTTGACATCCAAGCCCAACCTGGATTTTCTGGATCAAATGAGTTACGCTCTGGGAATACTTCAGAATTCTTAAGATTAATAAAGTCTTCATCCCCTGCTGCACCTAAAGCAAGAGTTGCAGAACGACGAACATTTCCAGAAACAACACATGTTCCAATAAGATTAATGATATCCGTAATAGCACGGCTATCAAGAGTTTCTCCTGGTCTTCCGCCGATTACCTTGTCAATCTGTGTATGTAGTTGAATCAAGGGTGCTGGACCGCTGGCGACCCCTCCAAAGCCCTTAATGGGTGCCCCTAGAGGACGGATGAGGTCATAGTTAAACTTCTGAATAGGCTGGTTCTGACGAAGGTAAGAGTTTAGCAAAATACGAACTGATTCTACCCAACCTTCACGAGTGTCTGGGATATCAAAGATCGCTGCTGGCTCTGTAGGAGTATAGATTTGAAAACCCTTTTCCTGTCCTACTGTGTCAAACCCTACTCCAATACCTAGCATTAATGCATCCATTACCCAAGCAAATAGGGCTCCTGGATCATTCTTATCAAGGTCCTTTGTAGATACCATTGCACAGTTTTGCAGGGCTGCTGAATTCTTCTTCTCCATAGTCATGGGGGTTCCAAAAGTCCACATACCTCGACCTGGTGGTGTCCACTTTAATTCAAACATTCTTTGGAATGCTTCTTGTGCTGACTTCTGAGCCTTATAGTCATTCCAAGGTAAGCGGTTTTCTTTGGCATGGTTCTTCTGAACTGAATACATGCCCTCAATTACACGACGACAAACTTCGTGCCAACGTTCTTTAGTTCCATCTTCCTTTACACGGGAATATGTTCGAATAAAAGTAATCTCTCCAAGTGAGTTTTCTGCTGCATCTTTAAAACCAAATGGACTTTCCTGAGACTTATACTTTTCTACAAAATCCTCTGGGAGTTTAAAACTAAAAAAATCTGACATGTGTATCGTCCTTTCAAAAACGGATTAAGTGTTAAGTATAGCAGAGTTTTATAAAAAGCAAAACTCTTACCCTTATGTATAGATATAGTTTTTAAGAGTTAAAAACTGTGTGGTCTGTCCAGGTTTTTGGAGTAAGGCTATTAGAAATTTCTATTGGCAAGTGAAAATTAAAATCCATTGTTCCACGATCACTAACAAATTCTATCATATTTTTTAGAGTGGTATCTAAAGTGGTTTTTGGGTTATATCCTAAAATAGCCCTAGCCTTATTTGCAGAACAGTTTGCAAACCTAACCTCTTTTGGCCTATCTGGTAAATATATAGGGTTTAGATTAAAGTCAAGCAGACTGGCAATTTTTTCTGCTAGTTCTAAAATTGTTATAAAGTTTGAATCTGGACCAATATTAATAACTTCTCCATTTCCAACATTAGTCTCAACAATCTTTACTATTGGGTCAATAATGTCGGATATGTCTGAAAAACATCTCATTTGAAGTCCATTACCATATATGATTGGCTGCCTATTACTAAGCATTCTATTAATCATAATACCTGCAACATTTCTAAAAGGGTCATTGTAGACCTGCCCTGGACCAATAATGTTGTGTGGGACAACTATTGCATACTCCATCCCGTGCACCTCTGAAAGGACCTTCAGTGACTCCTCAAAGGCATATTTTGATATGCCGTATGGATCTTGTGGCTTAGGCCTCATATCCTCAGTAAAAGGGACTGTATCTTGTGTCCCATAGCGAGCCATACTTGATGTAAAAATAAACTTTTTAACATTTGCTTGTATTGCACACTTTAAGACGTTCATCGATATTCCAAATGTGTTATCAGTTATTGTTTTAGGTGAAAATATGGAAAGGCCTTCGTGGGGTGTGCAGGCTGCATGAATCACCACGTCTATACCAAGAAATACGTCTGATGTGAGTTCTTGGCAGTCTTTATTTACAAAATTAATATTTTTTGGGATATTGTCTATGTATCCACCAATTAAGTTGTCTACTCCAATAATGTTGTGAGACTTTGAAAGTTCTTTTGCCAAACTACTTCCAACAAGTCCCGCAACTCCAGTAATGAGAATGTTCATTATATATTTATTTCGTGTTGTGTCTTAATAAAGTCATTTACCATTTTTTGATGGGACTTTCCCCAACCAATGTTGCCATAATAATTTGAAAGAACATTGGCATTATGTGTGTTTATTCCATTATTAATAACGTCAAGTATAGAATCTATTACCTCTGGATAGAGAGAAATGTTTTTTACTAACTCTAAGTGTTTTTTCCCTACAATAAAGTTTCCAGATATTGCGCTATGAATCGCTATTCGTAAATTGATGTCATCTACTATTCTTTGAGGAGCAAGTCTTTGGTTTAGACTTTTTAAAATATCAATCGCATTTTTCATATCGTAAACTGACATTGCTAATTGAATTAGATATAGGCAAGCAAATGCATCTTCGTCTTCTTCTTTTGGAAATGAATGGCTATTATATTTTGCTATAAACTCTCGATAATGATAAACAAAGTTTTCTAAATCTCCATGCTCAAAATAAGATAATACAATATGCCTATAAGTTTCTAGAAAATACTGTCTTGAACTATAGGCATTAACTAATTGTAATTCATTTAAAAAGGAGTTAATATACAAAGTTTCTCTATTATCAAATCTTTCTTTTGTTCCTGGTAAGTGGTAAACGCTGATTGGAACCTTCGCCCTATCATCCATTCTTCTATTATAATCAAAAGTCATTGGTCTATATCTTATCCAGCCAATCCCAAATCTTTCGTGAATTGATGATGCAGACACCGTGTGTGTATAGTCTTTGTATCCAGTATTAGTTGTAAATGTGTGCTCCGCAATACCAAACCCTAAATCCAAACTGCTTAGAATATCTTTCCAATTTTTGGTAACTATAACTTGATCTAAGTCTAGACAGATACAAATATCTATATCTTCTGGAAGCAAAGATAGTGCTGTATTTTTTGCTTGTGTCTCAGACCACGGAGAAAATTTAGCCGATACAACGTTGATTCCTAGTTCTTTAGCAATTTTAATTGTGTCGTCTGTTGATCCTGTATCTAACAAGAATATGTAGTCTGCATCTTGAATGTAAGAGTGCCACTCACGAATATTATATTCTTCGTCTTTGCAGACTCCATATACCGCAATCTTATTCTTCTTTAACACCCTTAGCCCCGCATCTTGTGCAAACCTGATATGTTTTCAGTGTGTATGGGCATGAAGACTCTTCAATTTTGTGTCCAGCAAACCCACAAATTAATTTACTATAAATCATTCTTCCTCGCTAAAAGATATGGCCCTGTTGGGGCAATGAGACTGTGCTTGTTTAATCTTATCTAACTCTGAATTATCAACTTTATACTTCCAAGTTTTTCGTTCACTATCTACAAGGTCAAACACATTTGGTGCATCAAATACACATTGCCCCCAGGCTTGGCAAGACTTTGAAATCCTAACCTCAATCATTTCTTGTCTCCATAGGAGTCAATTTCTTTTAATGCTGACAGAACCTCATCTTTTATATTATCAAAACTATTAAAGTCTGTGTTTTCAATGTCGTCAGCCAGTTTGTTAATTCTAACTTTTAAATCATTATATGGATTTGTAAAAATCTTTTGATGATCGACCTCTTTGCTTCTATTATTTATAAACTTCCACATCTGAGATCTAAACTGATTTCTATCCTTTGATATTTCTTTTATAGTTAATTGCGTATCAATGTGATACTTATAAAAAACAAGAGACATCAATAAAAGTATAATGAATAAAAGTATTTCCATTTACTTACTCTCTGTAATTTCTATCTTGTCTGGGCAACACGCTACCAGTGCTTCTGCAAGTTCTTTGGTAACCCCAAAACCTTGACCAGAATTGCCACCAATTTTAATGTTAACCGCTAATTCTTCTGTCATGATTTCTCCTCTCCTATACCAATGGAATCCAGTGCTGTTCCCACTCTGTTGGAATAAATCTAAGTGGTATTACATCGTAAGCAATTGTAATTCTTGGACCTTCCCAGTCCCAATCACCCATTGCATGAGGGTGCCCAGTTTCTGAAAGAATTGCACGATTATTTTTATTGATGTTTTGAATTTCTTCATCAAAGACACGGTAGTGTGTTACAGATGGCTCTGCCTTAACGCAGTAGTATCCGTGAAAATGAGGTGCTCCGTTACCACCATGCTCGTGCCAATCTAACTTGCCAACGTGATTATAATTAATATTAAACCACCCCTGGACCATGAACTGCTCTTTAATAAAGTCTAGTTCGTAATACTCGCAAGCATCTTTAGCCATATCTCTTACTGCACGAAACAGTGTGTGGATGTTGGAATCGTAAATTTGAAACACATTGTATTTGTTCCAATTCATAGTAGTGATGCTTCCAGATGCATCCCATGGAGTATTTTCATTCTTAGGACCTTTGATTAGTCCTCCATTTTTGATTTGATCGTATGCAACATGAAGGGTTTTTTCAAGTTCTACCAAATCGTTTATATCAATCTGTCTTTCAAAGAACTGTTGAGGCTTTGTTGACAAACTGTTGCTCTTCATATTAGAGTCTCCGTATATTTGCTGCTCTTCCATTTTTTTCCCCTTATCTATATTTCTTTCTAACCCAACGGTGCTTCTTATAGAAACCATATACATAGTTTCTTTTTCTTTCTAGATCCCAACTTCCTTCGTTTTGAAGTTTGTGGTCAACTTCCATCTGCCAATTTGCTCTTTTTATAGGGACCATAGACATAATTGGCGTTCCTTCAGGAATAACCCCTTCAAAATCTTTTCTTAAAAAGAATGTAACTACATTGTTTGTAGACCATCTATCGGCATCTTGAATTGCTGTCATTGTTATGAATGGCAAATCCCATCTTCCAATTGGATGAGTAATCATTAGAGACCATCCATCTGGCAACTTTGTTCCCCATCTCATGTCCCAAACAAAGTGAATTGGGTAACATCCAGATGGAACGGGCAACTCAATGTGACCCCTCATCTCGATTGGCCTTGGTCTATCTTCATCCCAAGTAATGTCTGGCTTGTTTGGATCGTCTGTCTTTTTAACAGTAATTGTTGTTGGTAAACTATAATGATAACCTGCAGTTAGTGCGTCAAAATAAGGCATGCAATGCTTTACACTGATTGCTGCTGAATCAGCACCACGGTTATTCATGATAGATAATTTTTGTATATCATCATTTATCTGGTATAAAGGTCTATCTTTCCACCACTTTGGTAAATTTTCAATTGCTGGGACAGGGCTTGGCGTGGTCTCAACATATGCGGTTGAAGTCCAAAACTTTACAGTTAAATCTTCTAGTGGTTCTGAATTCTTATACTTATCTGCGTGTAGGTCCATTTTACTTGAAAACCTTCTTTTCCCACATGATTGCTTTATATGCCCCACCAAACTTATACTTAAGTTTTACACCAAGAGAATTTAAAACTTTAAGTAGTGGCTTTTCTAATACTTCAGCCTCCCACTCTTCTCTTCTATATGGGATACATTGAATAATTGGAGTTCCTGCTTCTATTACTCCCTTAAACCCTCTTTTAATTCTAAAAGAAAATGGTCCATCAGAAACATACATATCTGTATCTATGATTGCTGGAACAGCCTCAAACGGAAGATCGTTATAAAATGATGGGTGAATAAATAAGGTGCTATATCCTTTAGGAGTTGAAACAACCCACATAGGGTGAATTCTAAAAATATCATCCATAAAAAGTTCTCTATCAAAATCCCAAGACTCTACCTGATCTCTAGTATGCATAGATATAGACTGTCTATGAAGTTCTTGAACCTGAAACTCTACCTTTTCTCCTGTAGCATCAATATAAATGTCGCATGGAGTTTTTAGCATGTATCCAGTTGTAAGTAAGTCTAGAATTCCTGGACATTTCTTTACTGTTTCATTATATTGTCCATTGACAACCCTTTTTTCTCCACCAACATATGGCTGAGATTTTCTCCACCAAACTGGAAGATTTTTTGACATAGGCTCAGGCTTTGGTGCATACTCAGTTACGTATTCATTTTTAGGAATAAATGTAATCTTTTTTCTATTCAATTTCTTCAACCTCCATATACATTATTAAAGAATCGTGCTTGATATAGGGCATGCTTAGTTTTAAGTCTGACTTAAAGTAAACTGGAACTTCTACATTTGCCACATCCTCATTACATTCTATCACAAATTTGTCTACCTTGCAATGCAAAGCCTTTTCTATTTCTGGTGTGCTATAAAATGTTAGCCTACATTTATTTTTTGGAAGCCACCTAATTACCCACTTATAGGTTGCAGCACACCATTCATCATTGGCTAGATCCTCATAGTTAACGGTCTCCAACTGCTCTGGCCTATCTTTTATATATCTATAAAGTGTTCGGCTAATAAAGGTATAGGCAATTGCTTCAACAACTTTTCCAGCGTAATTATACTTTCTAGGATAATCTTTTATATAAACATCAGCATCTAGATAAATAGCATAAACATTATCTTTTACGTGAACTGGGCCACGCTGAACTTCGTGAGTCCATCTGTTTTCTGGAATAAAATAACTTTCTCCACTAAGATAGTGATCATACCAAGAGTCATCATGTATCTGTGCCATAACTTCATCTGATGGCATTTTTGCCTTTTCGCTAAACTGCTTTGTAAATTCCGCAATTTGTGGGCTGATAGAGTATGGGGTTGCTTTCCCAATCCTATCCTTGTTTAATGCAATAGTTGCATCAGGAATAGAGTATGGGTCATCCCATTCTTCAGGAAAATAACCTCTTCCTGGTTTTCTCATGACTTCTCTTTTCTACTAGTTAGTTTCCAGTGCCGTTAGGGTAAATTGGATTACCTTCTGAATCAAGAATTGCATTACCATCATTATCTGTAAGCCATGCAATAGAGTCGTGAGTTAACATATTCTGAGTAAAGAATATATCATATGGTTCGCAGTTAATGGTATAAACTTGTTCAATATAAGCAATTGTCTCTACTGATGTTACTGGAACCCAGTCTCTAGCATCCAAGGACCAAACCTGATAATCTTCTGTAATCGTGTCAGACCTTACGAATGCAACAACACCATTTGAGTTCTTAGAAAGAATCAAGTGAGGAGATGTAAAAATGTCTCCATTAACAACTGTTGCAGAATCTGTTACGTATGAAGATACACCAACAACGGTTGTCTCTACTATCCCTAACGCCTCAAACTCTGATTCTGGAACATTAAAGTTTGGAATACCTTGAATTGTTGGATCTAGGTTTGCAATATCTAAAGAGTAAAGAACATCTCCAACCTGAATTTCGCTAGCCTGTTTAATTCCATCTACTGTATGAACTCCAGTTGTTGCTCCAAGAGAAACGAATCCTGGATATCCAGGATAGATACCGTTCATTGCAACAGTCCAGAAACTTCCATATCCGTGAGAGAAACTGTGATAGAATCCCGCATAGTGTCCAAATGATGCATAGTGTCCAAATGAGTGATAAAATCCGTGGTAGAATCCTGCGTAGTGTGCAAATGAGTGGTAGAACCCATGATAGAATCCTGCATAGTGTGCGAATGAGTGATAGAACCCGTGGTAGAATCCTGCGTAGTGATTAAATCCATGATAGAAACCATGATAAAAACCAGCGTAGTGTGCAAAGCCTGCATAGTGAGCAAAACCACTATAGACATACTGGTAATAGTTAACGCTTACAGTTGAACCAATGTTTACCACTGTTCCTGCAGCAGTTCCCTGAGATATAATTGCCTGATCTAACCCTGCGTCGCCAGTTGTTGTTGATGACTCTGAGTATGTTAGGCCTACGGCAGTCAAAGCAGCCTGATATTGAGTTCTTGTCATTCCAGATAGATTTGGAACGCTTACCTTACGTATTCCTCTATCGCCAGTTCTTTGAATTGCCATATTTTAAATCTCCCATTCCTATTTTTAAATTATACTGCTTTTTATGAAGATGCTAGGTCGCCAATCACAACGAATGTGTTTGCCGCTCTTTTAATAATTGTTGCACCAGACCACTGAGTTCTTGTTTTGGCGGTAGGAGTTCCATTTACTGTTACACCAGAACCACCGACAATAGTTACCTGACCTGCAGCAACCTGAAGAACTTCCAGTCTCTGACCTACTGGCCAGAATGAGTTGTCTGCTGGAATTGTGAAGTTTGCACCAGAGGCTGAGTTAAACTCAAGAATCATATTAACATCTCCAGTAACAAAAGTGTATGCTCCTGACTTTGATGCAATGTCTGCTGTCTTATCTGCCTTTGTTGCCAATGTTGTTGAAAGTGCAGTTCCTCCTAGTGTTACAGATGATGCTGCAGGTAATGCAACAGTTCCTGTAAATGTTGGACCTGCAAGTGGTGCCTTTAGTGCAAGAGCATTGGTTACTGTAGTTGCATAGTTTGCATCATCACCAAGTGCTGCTGCAAGTTCATCAAGAGTATTTAGGGCTCCTGGTGCTGCTGCAATTACTGCGTCAACCTCTGCCTTAACAAATGCTGTTGTTGCAATCTGTGTTGTATTAGTTCCTACTGTTGCAGTTGGGGCAGTTGGAGTTCCAGTAAGTGCTGGTGATGCCAAAGGTGCCTTTGAAGCAACTGCTGAGTCAGCGTATGTATTTGCTGAGGCGATTGCATTTGTTCCTGCTGTATCCGCATAAGTCTTAGTTGCAAGGGCTGCAGTATCTGCAATTCCGTGAACATTTGTTGTCTTTGCATCGTGAGCATTAAAGTTTGATGTAGTTGTTGAAAGTGTTGCTTCTGCTGTATCAAGATCACCTTGTAGTGTCGTGATATTACCTTCTGCAGTTGCTAAGTCTGATTGGATTGAAGAAATATCAGACTGTGCTGCTGATACATCTGACTCTATAGTTCCAATGCTTGCTGTGTGACCACTTGTTAATGTTTCAAGTGTAGATACACTTGTCTCTACTGCTGTAACTCCTGATTGTAAGTTATCAATATCTAGTTCTGCTGCGTCAAGATCTGACTGCAAGGTTGTTATTTGTCCACCAATTGTTGAAATACTTGATGTGTGTGTTGACGTAGTAGTAGTAAGTGAATCAATATCGTTTTGCGCTGTAGTCATGTCTGATGTCAGTCCAGATGTAGTTGTTTCTAGGCCAGTGACATCACCTTCTGCTGCAGTCATTCTTGTTTCAAGATTTGAAATATCTACTGCTAAGCCATAAGCCTGGCCTTTAACAAAAGCAGTTGTAGCAATTTGTGTAGAGTTATCAGTTAATGTTGCTGTTGGTGCAAGTGGAGCACCCAATAGATGTGGACTTATAAGGTTTGCCTTATTTATAAGTTGTGATGTTACATATCCTACAAAGTTAGTGTCATCATTAATAGATGCTGCAATTTCATTTAGAGTATTTAGTGCTGCAGGTGCTCCATCGATGAGATTTCCAAGTTGTGAAAGTGGAACATTTCCTGTTGAGTCAAGTTCCGCTACTCCGTTTACCTGTCCCTTTGTTGTTACTGGAACATAATCGTCAAGTGATCCACCTAGGTCTTCTAGGTTCTTGAAGTAGGAGAGGTCAGACCAGTTATTTACACCATCGCCCATTTTGAACTGGTTGGTATCAGTCTCAAACCCAATTTCTCCTGCTGCCAAAATTGGATCTGCATCTGTCCATTGCTGTGCAGTTCCTCTGCGCTGTTGCATTCTAGTTGCCATTTATATCTCCTTAGTGGGGCTGCCACTTATTTTATAGTCTTATTATAACATCAATTTTAGTTGAAGTTATCTATTACAGTTCCTCCGTCAAAAACAACTGTCCAGGTTGTTGTAGACGGTCCACCAGCATCGATTCCTGATCCCTGTGGTGCATTAAATGTTGACCCATCATAGAATTGAGATACTATGAATCCAGTTCCATCAATTGCGGTATCGTGAATGTGCTGTGGAAGATTTTGCGTGTCGTCAATAGTTGCTTGGGTATACCAAGATCCGTTGTAATAAAAATTAACTCTATTTGTTAGAGTGTCTAACCACATTGTTCCATTAGTTGGTGAAGAAGGAGCAGTAGCGCCAACAGCCATTGATCTTGAGTCAACATACTCCTTGGTTGCTGCATGTGCTGCAAGAGTTGGTTCCCCGACTGTTACTGCACCGCCAAAAGAACCACCGTTTGCAACGATGAGTCCATTCTTGACCTTAAAGTCTTTTTCTACTGTTGCCATTTACTTCTCCTTCTTCCAACTATTTTTATTTTTTATTACGCAAGCAATGTTCCAACAACTGTTACAACTGAAGTGTTGTTTGCTGTTGTTACACGAAGTCTTACAGTGGTGCCAACTTCAACATAGTCTGCTGTTATTGTCATTAGGGAACCGTTAGTTCCAACCATTGCATATTCTGTGATTGATATATTGTTTGAAGAATCCATTGTTAGTAAAACTTCTGCAATATCTGTGTGTGAACCTTGTGCTGTCTTTACCAAGAACTTTGCTGAACGGTATTCTGTTCCAAGGAACTCATAGGCTGTTACCTGGCTTGCAGTTGCTACTGAAACTGTTGACGCAACCTGCTTAGCAATTGAGTTAATCTCAACTGCTGTAAAGTTTGGTGTTGTATCCTGAACTGCATCAATTGCTCTCTGATCTGTAAAGTAGAGGTTTGTTGAACCTTCTGTTAGATCATCAGTATCGGAATCTGCTACACCGTTTTCTGCGGTAATAGTAAGTCCTGCACCTGTTCCTGTGATTGTAATGTTTGTAAGATTTGCACCAGTCAAAAGATCTGCTGCTGAAGTCTTAGCACGAGAATCAGAGAAGTAAAGGTTTGTTGCACCCTCTTCAATATCGTCTGTGTCAAGATCATTAATTGCATTTGTAGCAAAAGATTCAGCATTAGTCTGTGCTGTTGAAGCAGAACCTGCTGCATCGTAGTTGATTGCAAGGCCATCTGCGTAGTCTTCTGCTGCTTCTTGTGCTGCTGCTGCTGCACCATACATATCGTATGCTGCTGCTGTTGCTGCAAGTGCTGCTGTGTTGAAGTCTGATATATCTGCTGCATCAAGACCAGTTACGGAAATTGTTGCCCCTGTAATATCAATGTTTGAACCTGCAGTTAGTGCATCTTGCTTTCCTGCTGCAATACCCTGAAGATCAGAGATAACATCTGGGTTATCCTGAAGTGCTGCTGCCAACTCATTGAGTGTGTCAAGAAGTTCTGGTGCACCATTTACTAGGTCTGCAACTGCCTGATCTGCATGATCCTCTGCTGCTTGCTGTGCAAGACCAATTTCTGTGCTTGTCTTGTATGCTGACCAAGCCTTATCTGTAGCAGTGCCATTTGCATCGCTAATCTTTGCATCTGCATAATCTTCTGCGTTAGACTGTGCTGTTGATGCTGAACCTGCTGGGTCATAGTTTGATGCAAGGCTATCTGCATAAGACTTAGCATCTGCCTCTGCTGTGTCAGCATATCCCTGATAAGCAGTTGTAATTGCTGTCTCACGAGTATCTGTGTAAGCCTTTGCATCTGTCTCTGCTTGATCTGCGTATGCCTCGTAAGCAGTTGTAATTGCTGTCTCACGATTGTCTGTATAAGTGTTTGCTGCTGCTTGTGCTGATGAAGCAGAACCTGCTGCATCATAATAAGCATCTACTGTAGCACGATCAATTGAAAGTTCTCCAGCACCGCTTACATCAAATTCATTTGAAACTGACTTTACAAGTGTTTCTCCGCCAATGAGATCAAGGATGTATTGATCTGATGCATCTTCTGTAAGAATCTGATTTCCGTTTACGGTTGCATTTGCACCTTCAACGATCAGGCCATACTTAATTTTAAAATCTTTATTTACTGTTGCCATTTTTTTATATCTCCTTAGTTATGCCTTAAGTCCAATACGAGCATATCGTGCTGTGACTGGCTTGATCGCAGGATCTGGAGTGACTGTAATAGCCACGGTATTTCCAGTGCGAGAGACATTAATGGTGCCAATATTCCCATCATTGTCGATTGTTCCATACTCACTGACAGAAACACCGTCTCCGTCAATAAGAATGGTCATTTCAGTTGCGTAGAACTTGTTGTCCCCTGCTGTAGTCTTTGATATTGAAATAATATACTTGACCATACGCCAAACTGTAGCATCAAAGTTATCAATTACAGTTACGTTCTCAATACCGTTGATTGTATTTTCATTGTTACCATAAGAGCCAAGATCTGTTGCTTGTGCTGTTGCGGTATCAATTAAGTCTTCATAGTTTTCTTGAGTAGGTCTATCTCCTGTTTGGAATAGGCCCTTAACTCCTGGAATTGATATCTTTGCCATGCTGTAATTATAACATCCCTTTTAATAAGACTATTATAGAATGTAGTTGCTATATCCAATAACTTGAAGAGGTATACCTGGAGTATTTCCCAAACCAATAGCCTGAATTTGAATTGCTGAAAATCTAACTCTAAATGGCAATATTTCACTTATAACTGTTTTTCTTGTAAAATCTTCTATCTGAACTTCTGGATAGTCTATTGGAAAGATTCGCTCTGTCTTGTTTTGTAGTTTGTCTAATAATACTGCTGTTGCCATTAATCTGTTACATCTTCAAGAATCTTCATGCTACCCTGGCAAACTGTCCAGACTCTTGTTGGGTCGCTAACCTGAATATCAAAGATGTCTCCTGTCTGTAAGACATTGGATTCTTCTGCTGTAAGCCAAACTGTAAATTCTCCAACTAGATCATCTTCATCTGCAACTGGATGCAAGGCCATGACTGTTGTGGCATTGTCTGTAATAATCCCAGGGGTCGAAGTAGGTCTTTTAATCTTCATGGCAATATCCCATTCAGATCCAGGACCTTTTAAAATTAAAGGCTCTTGAGCATCATCTGTTACATAAACCTTGAAACCAGAGGTATCTCCACGAACGACAGTCCAAATAACTGTAGGAGGTTTATTTCCAATGTCGTATGATGTTTGAGATCCTCTTAAAGTTGCCATAGTTTATTATATCACTCTTAGGCTAGTCCAGCCTTGAGTGCCCCCCATGTCCCGTTGCCTTTTGCCTCAACAATAATAATTCCATTTGATACGGCAGAGGCTGCATGTGCAACAACTCCAACTGCTCCACCTGCCTGAACATTTGTTAGTCCTCCACCAGGTGCAACATATAACACATCTCCACTAATAAACGATGAGGTATTAACCCCTTCTAAAATTCCTGCAACAACTACGATTCCTTCTGCATTATTTGCAATTGATGTTTTTGTTAATCCAAGTATTGGTTTTGTTGTAGATGGAAGAGATACTGCAATTGTTGTTTTTGTTGTATATCCAGTTGCATAAACTGGTGTTGCTGCTCCAATTGCTGATCCTGAATTATTAATTACTTGAATCTCAAAGTATGAGACACCTAGGGGTGGTAAAACCACTTCTAGTTTATCCACAAGTTGCTTGATATCTCCATGAACATTAACTGGATTAGTATCTAGTGGGTATGGTAAATTAAATCTATTTGATGAGCCTGTTGCCATAATACTTTATTATACCACCTTTCAAAGTTGACTTTTGGGGAAAATACATGTTATACTTGGTATAGACACCTACCAGGGTGTTATTGTTTTCTAAGGAGGAAACTATGATTAAATTTATCGAAAGAAACAAAGAGATCATTAGCACACTCAGTATCGTAGCATTAGTAACGGTTTTGTCGAACGGAGCCAATGCTGATTCAGGTCTTGATACGAAGAACAATCTTAGCCTTGAACAGGCTCAGACAGTAGAACCCGCCTCGAAAGAGGTTTTTTTGGTTTCTAAGGCTAAAAGGTTAGAGAGTTTTGAGAATAAGGTTTCTCTGACTGATTTGGAACTAAAGGAACTGTTATCTCTGGTTGGCTTCAAGGGCAAAGACCTTGTTGTTGCCTGGGCGGTAGCAAAGAAAGAATCTAATGGGCGACCATTAGCATTTAACGGAAACCACAAGACTGGTGACTCATCTTATGGTATGTTCCAAATTAATATGATAGACAACCTTGGTCCTGATCGTAGAACCAAGTTTGATCTTGAGTCAAACGCTGAGTTGTTTAATCCCGTAAAGAATGCAGAGATTGCATACTATATGACAAACGGTGGAGAAGACTGGTCCTCATGGAAGGGCATCACTCCAAGAACCAAATACTGGATGGCTAAATTTCCTAAATAATCTATAAAAAATAAATTACCCCCTAGAAAAATCTGGGGGGTTTTTATTTGTCTTGTCTTGGTGGCATCCCCAATGCACGGTTTGGCACAATCGTGTGGGATGAATAGTTTGGTATAAATTTTAGGTAATCCTTTGAAATTCCAGTATGCACAAAAAACTCTTCAACCTTTTTCTTATCGACATCCAGTTGTCCAGACATCAAAAGGGATAGCCTATCTGTTGATTTTTCTACGTGAGACCAATAATCTTCTTTTCTGTCGTCTGCCCAAGGCCTTAGATTAGCCCTAGTGACAGATCCATCCTTTTGCTTGTGTGAAGAATGATGAAAGACATCTCTGGTTCCTATAGAGTATATTTCCCATCCTTTACCATATGTTCTTATTGATAGGCATATCTCCTCTGTATTAAAAGATTCTTCTCCAGATATTCCAACTTCATCAACCCAGGCTTTTGGTGCCAATAAATAACAGCATGTAGCCCAAAAAGATCTTACAGACTCTTTATACTGTAAAGTTCTATATCCAGGAAACTTAAATCCTGGTATAAGCCCTGTGTAGTAGTCACCACACATTGAAATTGTGTTAGGTATATTAAAATCGATTGATCCGTCTTCTAATATTTCGTAGTTGGCTGGAGCATATGCAATTATAAATTTATCTGATTTTTTTTTCATATTTTCATATGCACTTAAACCTTTTATATCCCAGCCATATGTTCCATATGTATGTGAATCAAACTGAATAAAAAAGTCATAATCAAAATCAACTTCAGTTGCTAAGTTTCTTGCCCAGCAGAGGCCACCACGGTAAATTGATGTGTCATAGTGTCTATAAACAATCTGTGATTCTGGAATAAAGGAAAAATCGTAAACCTGCGTGTCTTCAGACACTAAGGAAAAATATAGGCTGTTTTTATTTTTTGCTGTTTGCCACAAAGATTTTACTGTTGAATAAAATTCTGGATCACAGTAATTAACTACGCTAACTAAAATTTTCACTACATAGAGTCCTTAGACTCTGGCTTTCTAATGTGTGTATATAGGTGTTGTGGACCCTCAGTAAAAAACCAGTGATCTGGTTCTGTATAAAAAAAGAATGCATTTGCAACTAGGTTATGCTCTGGATCTGGGAATTCTTCTCTCCAATGTTCCTGGTCATTACCATATGATATAACTGCATCATTTTCTTCTGGCTGAAACCTTTCCCCCTCTACGTAAAAATCCCAGGGGGTCTTATGAAAAATTGTATAGTTAATGTGATATGTGCAAGCGTTATCATCTTTATGCTTCCATAGTCTTGCTTTTTCTGTTTCATATACGCTTATAAGGCACCATGAAGGAACAAGGGTATCAGATTCAAACTCTTCTCGTGCTAATGGCAAAAGCATTTCGTGAAATTTTCTTAATGGCTCAACTTCTGGCCTATGTGTTCCGTCCCAAATTATCCACTGATGTCGACCAAAACTATTATCAAAGGTTGTCTTATCGTTTGCCCATAAAGACATTGTAAAGTTTTGAAGATCTTTATGGTCTTGTGGGGGTAGAACATTTTTTAACAAATAAGGATTTTTCATTTACCATTTACCTAACGGACAAGTTGCTAACTCTAGTGTTGTCTTTGCTTTCATAAAGCATCCACATTTTTTGCATTGCTTCGTTAATTTAATTAATTCTGGGCATGACTTGCATATTTCATACCTTGCTAAGGCAACCTCATCTGAAGCCTTTGCAATTGAAGGATTTACAAGATCCCAAGGTCTTGTATCTCCAAGTTTTTCTTTATATTTTGCCCAATTACTCTGTGACACTGTATGCATCACCAATTGCGAGTTGGTCTGGATTATTTGTAACGTCTACAAATATTGGATTACTTGTGTATAGAGCCCAGGTGTGCTCATCACACATAATGGTATCTACAACATTACCGTCAATTACTACGGCTACTTTATAATTAACTACAACTTGATTTTCTGTCATTTTATTCCTCCTATATATAGTCTATCATAAAAAGTTATGAGGCGCAACATGAGTAATACCACGTTCCAGAAGTATAGGCATACCAGGATACTGTTCCGCAAGCCCCATTGCTTACACTCTGATTAGATGGGCTGCTTACAGACTTGCTTCCACTATTAACGGTTGTTCCAGTGACGCAAGTTTGATAACTAGAAGCCAGGTCTGGACCTCTTGTAGTATATGTTGCACTAGCAGTTGGTGTAGGTGCTGGCGCTGTTGGGGTTGGTGCTGGCGCTGTTGGGGTTGGTGCTGGCGCTGTTGGGGTTGGTGCTGGCGCTGTTGGGGTTGGTG